TTTGTATGCAAAGGCTAGGGCGGAGCGCTCCTACATCGAGCAGTTTCGCAAGAGCCTCAAGGCAATCTTGATGAAGAAGAGTGGCGAGACCACTATAGGTGCGCAGGAGCGAGAGGCCTACGCCCACCCAGAGATGACCCAACTACTTGATGGGCTTAGAACTGCGGTTGAGGAGGAGGAGCGCCTTAAGTGGGAGATGACCGCGGCCGAGCTGAGGGTAGAAATTTGGAGAACAGAGCAAGCAAACAACCGAGTGGAAGGAAGAGTTACTTTATGAAAACGCAGAAAAAATTTCAAATTGTTGGAGAGATCAAGCGAGCAACAGTGGAGCCGCTGACATTTTCCACACCGTGGGGTCGTGCATGGACCAGAGGCTCAGACGTGATGGGTACTTGGAAGCGCTACGGCTTTGTGCCACCATCTGAGGTACGCAACGACTGGTATTTTAAGATTAACCGTGAGGGAGGTAAAGTTGAAAACCGCTGAAGATGAAGCTTTCGAGAAAATTGAGGAGCTTGCCCAAAAGCGAGAGAGTAAAGACCCCGTTGAGAGAGCTTTCGCAGAGTGGCCGCACAGCCACAGGCCAGAGCAGTACTTTGTACAAAGGGAGGCGTTCCATGCTGGATGGTTGGCCGCCAAGCGAGGCGCCAATTGAAGACCTGCCAAGTGTGTCGTACAAGGCCAGCAGAGAAGCAGGTGTTGACTAGCAATGGCCGCAAGATGTGGCGCTGCATCACCTGCTATGAACTTAAAGATCGCAACGAAAAGAGAAGCAAATGACTGAAAAGATGAAAATTGTTTTTGCCGAAGGGTGCTTTGATGACTTCGACGGCACCGAGGAGGAGCTGGCCGAAATAATCGCCGACCTTCAAACCATGGTGGACGACGGCACCTTGCTGGAGAACAGCGAGAGGCTCACGCCTGAGGAGGAGGACGATCTTATTGAGATGCTTAAGTCAAAGGCTCCGCGGCAATGACAACACTCAAAGAGAAGAAGCATATGTCCAAGGTGGCCGAGCTCGGCTGCGCAGTCTGCAGGAGGATGGGCTACGAGGGCACCCCTGCAGAGCTGCACCACCCACGCAAGCTTGCAGGGGGCTGGGGGCGCTCTAGCCACATGAGCGTGATACCCCTGTGCCCTGAGCACCACAGAGGAAATACTGGTGTGCATGGCCTCGGGACCAAAGGTTTCGAGAAATATTACGGGTATGATGAGGCTGCTCTCCTGAAGGATACACTCAGCCTGATTGAAGAACCCTATCAGGATGAGCAAGAAGATTAAAATTTAGTTGAGAAAGTCTGTCGTATTGTTTAATTTGGGCTTATACTTACATCACTGACCAAGCAATAGTGCAAGGCAGTTAACAGAGAAGGAAAGCGAAATGAACAACGACATCAACTTTAACGGCGTAGACACTCTGGGCTCACTCTTGGCCCAGATCGCTGACTTGACCAAACAAGCAGAAGCAATCAAAGACTCCATCAAAGAGTCTGCCAGCGCAGGCGGCGCTAAAGTCGTAGAGGGCGCCATCTTCAAGGCTACCTACATCGAAGCAAACCGCTCCACCATCGACTGGTTGGCGCTGGTTTCGACAAAGCTCGGCGTTGAAGCTGACTGGAAGGCCGTTGCCGCCAAGGTTGGCTACAGCAGCGAGCAGCTGCCCAAAGCAATTGCAGACAACACGAAAACCACAGCGGTTTTCAGCGTTAAGGTCACTAGCCGTTAAACCCACGGGGCCTCGGCCCCTATCAAGAGAACACCATGAAGCGATACACCACAACATACAGCAACGGCCATACAGAAGAAACTAGTCAATGGAATGAGGCCAGCCAATGGGTTAACTATGACGATGAGCAGAAATTCTTTTTGTCTGGTAAGCCAGTGACTTCTGTTGAGTTCTATGCGGCAGTTCAACAGGCCCGAGAGGCAGCCTTTGACAAAAAGAACAAGACACACAAACAAGTGCACGTTTTGTACGGCTCAAGCGCGGCTTGCTACGTAACCAAGTGGATTCCACGATAACCAAACCCACGGGGCTTCGGCCCCATAACCTAAACGAAAGCGAATCATCATGTCAGAAGAAATCGAAACAATCATCTACACCGAAGAGCATGTGCGCATCAGCGTTGACCAGTGGGACAACGGCGGCGTCTGGCTATCTTTACAGGCGCGCAGTGCAAACATGCACACTACATTGACTCGAGCTGAGGCGGAGCAGATGCTCAAGGGGCTGCAGGCCGTTTTAGGTGCAGAGGTGGCGGCGTGATTCCATTTGAGGAGCGCAAGAGAGACTTCTGGGAATGGCACAAGGCCAACCCGAAAGTGTGGGAGTACTTCGAGCGGTTCTCGCTTGAGGTAGTACGCACTGGCCGCCTCAAAGTCAGTCACTGGCTCATCATCAACCGCATACGGTGGGAGGTGTACCTCGAGACCACCGGGGAGGACTTCAAGATCAGCAACGACTACATCGCCTTCTATGCAAGGCTTTGGAGGGCTCGTCACCCAGAGTACAAAGACTTATTCACAATCAAGAGAATGATAGGAGAGCCCAATGAATGAAATAAAAAGTCCTTATTTAAAAGCGTTTAAAGAGTTACAAAAGATAGGAGTTCCTGTTTACGTACGCGATGACATGGACGGTCGGTTCCAAATCAGCGCCGAGGACCCAGACTCCTACAAGTGGGCGGACTACTACAGCGCAAACAATAATTGGATTTTTGGGGTAAACCCCAAGATCGACAATGTTTTGAGGAAGTTTGGGCTGTACTCAGAGTGGATCAACCCCGGTGAACTTGGCGTTTACAGGATATAAAGCCACACAAAAAATATTTTTGCTGAAGTGTGCACAACCCACTTGTTTAATATACAATTACAGACATGCACTGAACGGTTCGGTGCTACAACAGTGAAGGACAGCGAAATGGACAAGATGGAACACGGTTACATAATTGCAGCTAACGCACTGCGCGCGATCAACGCACTGGACGCAACTCAGATCACTGAGGACGCCGCGGCCGCAATCATTGCAGCGCTAACCGCCAAGCTGACACGCAGCCCGATGGCTCATCAGGACCACATTGTGGCGGCCGTAGAGTCATTGGACTACGCTCACGAGTACTTAGTAACGCAAGAGGTTTGAAATGACTAAGGATGAAGTCAAAGCATTAGCAAGGTACTGCGGCGTCATGGAGGACGAGTGCGGCCTCAAGGTAAGGTGGGACGACCTCGAGCGCTTTGCTCACGTCCTAATCGCCGGAGAGCGCGACGCATGCGCGAGAATGGTAGAGGGCGTTGTAAGGGCTATAAGGAGCAGGTCCGTTGAGCCGCCGAATCATTGAAGGGATACTCGACCAGCTCATGGTAGGGCTGGTATCAGTAAGCCTGCTCATGCTCATATGCTACAGGCCAGACTTATGGAAACCATAAAGGTTTTCTCATTAGCATAGCGCCGAAAGGTTTGATACACTCGCGACAATCAAACCATCAGGACGGCGTATGTCAGAAGTAAAAAAGAAAACAGGAGCACCGAAAGGGTCAGGCTCTAAGTACACAGAAGAGATTGCAGACAGGATATGCAAGGCAGTGTCCTGCGGCGTTCCACTGCGTCAAGTATGCAGGGAGGAGCAGATAAGCTGGAGCACGGTGTACGATTGGTGTAATGCTCACCCTGAGTTTGCCCCACGCCTCGCACACGCGCGCGACCTTGGCTTTGATGCGATTGCGGAGGAGGCGCTGGACATCTCCAACTCTCCAGTGACTGGACTCAAGAAGGTGTTCTCTCAGGGCGGTGATAAGGAGATCATTACCGTGACTGAGGAGGACATGCTTGGCCACCGCAAGCTGCAGATTGAGACGCGCCTGAAGCTGCTGGCTTGCTGGAACCCCAAGAAGTACGGCAACAAGGTTCAGATGGGTGGCGACGCCGACAATCCGATCAAAATAGAGGCAGAGGTGCAGGCGCAGCAGCTGCTGGATGCCCTGCTTAAAAACGTAGAGCTGACCAAGCAGGCCAATGGCTGACATAGCCGCCCTGCTCGAGGACCCGCAGGTAAGGCAGAGCCTCGAGGCCGTATCGCCTGAGTACAGGCTGGCATGGGCTTGGAGAATGACGTGGCTCAGTAAGCAGCACGCGCATCAGACACTGCCGTCAGGGGATTGGTGGAGCATATGGCTCCTGCTTGCTGGCCGCGGAGCTGGTAAGACTAGAACGGCCGCGGAGCAGATCGCATGGTGGGCCTACACCGAGCCCGGCACCCGATGGTTGGTAGCCGCTCCTACTTCGGCGGACGTTAGGGCGACCGCCTTTGAGGGTGACTCAGGACTGCTCTCAGTGGTTCCTAAGGCGTTGATCGCCGACTACAACAAGCAGCACCATGAGCTGAGACTGTACAACGGATCGCTCATCAAGGGCATTCCTGCATCGGAGCCTGAGCGTTTCAGGGGTCCGCAGTTCCACGGGGGGTGGTGCGACGAGCTCGCAGCATGGGACTACTTACAGGAAGCGTGGGATCAGATTCAGTTCGGCATGCGACTAGGTCAGCGCACCCGCATGATATGCACCACCACACCTCGACCCAAGGACCTCATCATCGAGCTCATTGGCCGCGAGGGTGACGACGTGGTGCTCACCACCGCCTCGACCTACACCAACCTCGGCAACTTGTCGGAGAACTTCAGGAAGCAGATTCTGCAGTACGAGGGCACTACGCTGGGGAGGCAGGAGATTTACGCTGAGATCATCGACCCTGAGGAGGGCGGTATCGTCAAGCGCGATATGTTCAAGCTGTGGCCAGCTGGCAAGCCCTTCCCCAAGTTCGAGTACATCATCCAGTCCTACGACGTGGCCACCTCAGAGAAGGTGCAGAACGACCCAACGGCCTGCATCACATTCGGCGTGTTCAAGCCGCTGGACGGTCCTATGTCCGCTATGGTGATCGACTGCTGGCAGGAGCGCATGCAGTACCCCGACCTGCGACCCAAGGTGCTGGAGGAGTACGAGACCGTCTTTGGTGAGGGCAAGGACCGCAAGAGGGTGGACCTCCTCCTCATTGAGGACAAGAGCGCTGGCATATCCCTCATCCAAGACCTACAGCGTGCGCACCTCCCTGTGCGGGCGTACAACCCCGGCCGTGCTGATAAGCTGCAGCGCCTCAACATTGTCTCCAACATCATTGCCCGCGGTAGAGTGTGGATACCTGAGAGCGATAGACGCAAGGGCTACGTCAAGGACTGGGCCGAGGGATTCGTGAGCCAGATATGCTCTTTCCCCGAGACCACCCACGACGACCTAGTGGACGCATGCACTCAGGCGCTGCGTTACCTGCGCGACTCAGGGTGGCTGGACATCGACCCACCACCGCGGGAGGACTGGGACGATGACGACTACGCCGACACTGGCCGCGTGCGCCGTGTTAACCCATACGCAATTTAAGGAGACCATATGATCCACTACACACCAGAAGGCCATCACATGAAGCTGGGGCTGAACCTACGCAGAACTGCGGGAGGCTTTGCCGCAATATGGGCGTGGTACGACTTTGCCACGCGCAACGCATTCTCCGCCCGCTTCCGCTTGCGCCTGCACATCAAGCCGCGCATCCTGTGGTCGGTCGAGCGCTTCAACGTCATCGACAACTACCTTGCGGTCAACGGCTTCGAGCTTGTCTGCCGTGAAGTGTTGGAGGACCTCAACGCGACCGAGGCCGCAGTAAAGCGCACCAACGAACCCTACGCCTACATCAAGCCATGACTATGCAATCTGATGAGACTGTGATACAATCGAGGCGTTGTCGTGGAAAACAACAGACGAGAGCCGTTACTCATGCCTTCGCCCTTGGTTCATTCCGCAGGGTTTCCACCGAGGGCAGTAGTAACGGTTTTTTTGTTTTCTGCGCCGACCCTCAGAGCGGGTTAGCTAATGGGCCAATGTCGGGGCTGCACTCATATACCGATGGCATTGCAGTCGCGACCCCGATGCCAGTGGCGTTCCATAGCGACCACAGAAACGAGCAAAACAAACCGACAGCGAATGGCCCACGATACGGGTGCTCGATAAAAGGAATATGGCGTTCAGCGTGCAGCAGTCCTACAGGATGGCTGAAGTCTCTCAGGTCGGGGGACTCGGGGTCGCGCTATGCCTGTAATCATTTATTGGACTTGACACGCCCAACCGTTTATGATGCAGGGGTACACGACAAAGGAACCCATCATGTCTGATGAGACCAAGCCCCGCAAAACCGTTGCCTTAAAACACATGGACGACAAGTTGGAAACCCAATCGGTTCCTAAGAAGCAGTCACTCAAGGAGTGGGCCATGGCTGGTGGTGGCGTTCCCGTGCAGTACAAAGGTCGTGAGCACGTATGGCACAAGCAGGTACAGAAGTACGCAGCTGGTGGTGAGGTGTACAACACCGTGCCTGACATGAGCGACGGTGGCCAGATCAATGAAGGCCCAGCCTTTTCCAAGGGCGGTACGGTAAAGAATGCGGTAAAGAGTGCGGTCGAGGGTGTTGTTGAGGGCGTCAAGCCGTTAGTGGATCGCATCAACATGCACTTCAAGGATGTGACTAAGCGCGTGCCTGAGCTGCAAGAGGGCGCACAAAAGATTCAAGGCGGTGAGATGACTCCCGCCGAGTATGAAAAGCTCGTCAAGAAGTACAAGCCTGTTAAGCCCTACGAGTTTATTCCCAAGCCAGCGACCAGAGACGAAGCAATCAACGCTTTGACGGCTGACAAGCGCGACCTGTACGGTACACCATCAAGCATGCTC